GACCATTGCCTGATTTCAGATACGGTTGCTGCCTTTATTGTAATCTCTGCATCGTCTGGATAAAATAGTCCACCTGACGGTAAATTGGCCAATGGTATGTTTTTCCAAAAAAGATCGTTTGAGCCACTCACAGTTGATTCAACCATGGGCGTAGTGGCTTTTCCCAGCGAATTAGCAACCGGTGCAGGTGCTTCAGGCACAGCCTTAACGTCCTGATTCTTTCCGTAGATTTTGTCCTGCTGCTCTAAAAAGGCCAGCCCCTCACTTTGGAGTTCTTCCTCGTCTATCATGTACTATACTGGGTTTATTGAAATTATATCACGAAATCTAGGAAAGTTTTCGCTAGATGTGATTTGGACTCATTGAGTCGGTTTAGGCTATCCGCATATACTTCAACCTTTTTTAAGGTTTTCGGATCCTGAATAAATGCCCTAATTGTCTTTGTCTTCTTATCAATCTTAAAGCTGTCAAAACGGCCAATTATGATAGACGGTTCACGCTTATCATTTGAAAAGGTTGAGTTTACCTGTACTCCACTTGTCCTGGAGCCCTTTTTAAAATGCAGGTTCATATTGTGAATCTCACGGTCAAACTCATCAGTTTTGGCTGAAGCTGGCCTAGAAAGATCAGCTAGGGGTAGCAACTTGATTGCAATACCACTACTAAACGGCGACTTGGCTGCAACAAAATTAAAGTCAGTCTTTCCATAGAAAGGAAGACCTCTCATTGCCTGTTGGCGTTGTCCAAATGTTAGTACTGGTGCTGCCATATTATAGTATTCCTGCTGTATTTGTTGTTCCTAGCACAGTGATAAATGAGCCGGCCGGTGTTTCAAGTTTAGCAATATTAACGTATTCAGTTGCACCAGGTGCAAGATAAATTGTAGACCCTGTACCGGATGTGCCCTGATCAACGGTCCAAACTTTTACTGACCGGCCGTTAGCTGGATCCGGATTATGAATTCCAAACCAATTAGGCGACCATGTTCCAATTGACCCATTTGAATCTTTGTGACCTGAGCCATCAGTAAAGGTTGGCGTATAGAGTACAGTATTGTTGGCAGGTTGATGAGTTTTTAGAAATTTTGGAATAGGTATCATTTAGGTTAAACTAATTGTTTTTTAGATCATGGTTGCAGTTGTATTAGTGGTACCAAAGAGTGTTACGCTACCTGATCCAACCGTTATCTTGGCAATATTTGCATAGAATGTTCCACCACCAAGCAGATATGCAACAACACCGCTGCCTGATGTTCCTTGGTCAACAGTCCATATTGTTACACTCTTAGCTGTAGCGCTTGGATTATGGACGGCAAACCAATTTGGAGACCATGTTCCAATTGACCCATTTGAATCACCGCGACCAGACCCGTTGGTAAACGTCGGTGTGTAGAGTGCAGTGCTATCTGAAGCAGTATGAGTCTTTATGAATTTAGCAATATATGGCATCTGAGTTATATGGTTTTTAGCAAGCACAATCGTTTGGATCGGTATTGCTTTTTGCGTATATGACCACTCCCGTAACTTTGATACTGAAATCAGCATTTGGGTTGTAGATCTCTAGCTTATTTATTAGAGAGTCAGCTCCTCGAGTCTCGGGGTTTACGAAGTGCGCAAAAAACTCGTGTAATGGCATTGTAAATTCATCTAGATTTCGGTTGGTTATCTTAATCTGGCATTCGTAATCAGCTGGGAGTACATCATTTCCATTCTTGTCCTTCATTGGGTACTTGATATAGAGCATGCAGCCCCTAGCATAGTTACGATCGTTTTGAACAACATAATAATAAGGAGTGCCAGATGGATCAGCTCCGTTAATCTCAACATACTCATTCCCAGTCCCGAATGGATAATTAGATGGGTTTCCAGAAGGCTGATATGGAATGACGGAATCAGTATCATTGTCATATACTGATAAGGTTTCGCCAGCACATACTTCAAAATCAATGGCTAGACTGCTGTCAACTGGGTATGCGAAATTAGACAACTCGCAAAAATTGGTTTCCTTTTGCGATCCATTAAAGATTGAAAAACATTTGTCAACTAGTCGTAGGGCACGCTTAGTTGGCAAGGTTGAGCAAAGATTAGCGAATGCATCACTAACTCGTTTAGCTAAAGGATCATCATTGTATTTGATATAAGCCATTCTTGATAGAACATTTTTAATCAATTACGATCAGCTTGCTATTGAATTCCTCTTGCTAACCTAGCGTCAATTGATATGTAATTATCTATTTGCGGCTCTGGCTTAATTATCTGGGGTTCAGTCTCCTCGGCAATATCTGGTTCAGCTTTAACTTCTGCTATGGTCACAATTTCTTCAGCATCTGGCCTAGTCTCGTCGGTCGGCTTTATGTAATCAACCAGTGACTTAATAAAGCCCAGTGCAACAATAGGTAAGATAGCACCGCTCACGACTGAAAGTACTCTCTTTTGATAGATTAGATCTTCGTCAACCAGGCCAAATAGCTCAATCCATCCCTGGAATCCTTCTAGGTGGACGTACGCGTAGTATGCATTACCCATAGCCTGCATAGCTGTGAGGATTAAGAAGAGGCTCCAAACAATACCCTTGTTCATCTTATCCAATGTTATCAAAGATGCCAGAGAGGCAGCTGCTCCAACCTCAAAAGCAACAGCTAGACTAATTGCAAGCCAGGTTGGATTAGACAGCTTAAAGAAGTCAATCACATGCACGGTAGATATACATGACACAAGTAGGTACAGAGTAACAAACGTGCCAATGATAAAGTAGCTAGTAAGTTTCTTGTGCATTACTTCTCCAACTTTTTAAGCAGGATATCAATCTCAGCTTGGCGATTTACATCAAGCATGGTTCGGTCAGTTGACTGAATCATTCGTTTTTCAGCCTTAAGGCCTTCAATTTCAAGGCGTGAAACCAATTCATCTCTGTGACAAATTGAGTCAAGTTTGGCATTTGCAGACTTGACCTTTTTCTCTAGCCCGTTAATATTTCTCGAATTACTACACTCTTGCACAAGGATCACAAGCAGTAAGCCAACTACAATTTTACTAAAGTTTTGATTTATGAAATTCATATAATAGAATTTTTTACTATTTATTCTAGCCTATTTAACTGCATCCCATTCAATTCGACAGCTTAATCTCTTGTATCGAGCTTCAATATCATCAATTTGACGCTTAATAATCTGGTCAAAGAATGACTTAGCCGACTCATCAACCTGACCTTCAAACTTAATAATACCATCTTCTTCGTATAGTCTTCCAATCGTTTTGCCTGTCTTAGGTTCGGTAAATTTAATAAAATGGTCAGCCGGTGTGAGCCACTTTAAATGATGGTTTGTGGTTAGAATAGCTCCAGTTAGAGCTGGGTCAGCTATTGTGGTACTGTATTCATTGTATGCATAATCTTCTGTTTCCATTGCTTATATCGTAATAGATTTAATCCATTCAGTTATTTCCGCACGATAGCATACTGCTTTAATTAGATAGGCTACAGAGACGGTAACCAGGCTAAGCCAGGCCAGGACATGAGCCCAATCTCCAAAGCCGGACATTGACCTATACTTTATCTGAATAAGATATGCATAGTGATCTGTTGTTTTTATACGTTCAGTTTTTGCCTCAATTAGCTCAGTAAGCTCGGCTGTCTCAAATATAAGCTTTTTTGAATTTATTGACTCTAGCACCCGACTACGCTCAAGCTCCATTACCTCAGTTCCCATCATTAGGGTTTCAGGTTCAAGATTTAGTATATAGTAGGCTCGACGTCTCATATCTAACCGCATGCCAACCTGGGAAAGTGAGCCATTCCTGTTAAGCTTTAGCATTTGGTTAACGTAAAAATTTCTATTTCTGATGTTTCTGACTATCAGCATTAGACTTCTCCAAAAGATAGTTGGGTTTAAGAATTCAAATATGGTCATATTAAAAATATTGCGCTAGGTTATCTTGCATGTGTGGGTTGTTTGCTAACACTCGATCCTTAAGCATTCTACGAGCCTTTCGAATCTTGGTTTTAACCGTGTTTAGGTTCATTTGATATTTCTCAGCAATTTCATTGCCCTTCATCAAATGAACCTCCTTATCAATTAGAATAGATTTTTCTAGACATTCTGGTAACTGTCGCATCTCAAGAGTTGTCATTGAATACAGAGAGTCCATGTAGATCTCACGCTCAAAGTTAGAAAGAGAAGTATCCTCGATTATTGGAGGAGTCAGCATATTATCAAGCCGTACTGCAAAATTGGTCTTTAGCTTATGCTTATGTAGCAATGATTCATTTTTTGCAATAGTATAGATCCAGGTAGTAAATCTAAACTTATCACTATATGACGCTAGCCCTTTAAATATTTTGAATAGGGTATTGTGCAAAACCTCATCCGTTTCATCTGGATCGTTAAAAAACTTCCAAATAAAATACTTAAGTTTTGGATACATGATTGTTGAAAGCCGATTTCTATCCCTTTCTGTATATTCTCCACTCTTTATTTTCTCAGCGAGAGATTGCATCTCATCGTTGAGTTGGCGATTGACCGCGTCATATGAACTCATGTTAATATTTTACTTAAAAAATTGGTGGTTTGGATTTTCGTCTTTCCATTTTTCATATCTTTCAGTGATTTGGATAAGAATTTTATTTCGAACAATATCTGAATCTCCGAATTGATGTACTCCAATGCCATTTACACCTGTCATTAATTTAATAAAGTCAGGTAGAGCTACCTTACTCTTTACTATATCGTATTGGCTAACATCTCCACAAATTAAAACCTTTGAGTCCTTGCCCATCCGGGTTAAAAAGAGCATGAGCTGCTTAAAATCGGCATTTTGAGCCTCATCTAAGATCATAAGACAATTATCAAAGGTTGCACCACGCATATAGGCAAGAGGTCTAAACTCAATGACGCCAGTGTTCTCTAACCAATTAACAAGTTGAGAGTCTTGCAGGATTTTACTTAGATTAGACCTGTAACTTTCCATAAACGGATCAATCTTGTCCTTTATTTCGCCTGGAAGAAAACCTAGTTTTTCGCCTGATTCCTGAATGGGCTTGGACAGGATGATTTTTTTAATTTTACCTGAGATATACAAGTTTAGAGCAGCCAGGCAAGCAGTAAAAGTTTTACTTGTACCTGCTGGCCCATAACAGAATGTAATATCATTAGACATGATTGTATTATGATAGGCCTTTTGTGCCGATTTTAGAACAACTGATCGAAGGTCATATTCAGTTATTTCGGTAATTGGCTTATTTCGGGTTGGTGCTTTAGGCTTTGACATAATGTTATATTTTTTTGGTGATTTTGTCTAATAGGGTCACGCACTCTTGGCACGACTCATAATCTTCAGTGCTCTCAAAAAAGGTCAGGGCCTTTTTAATGCAAATAGGCCATTCAGACTTTTGTGCAACGGCATCAACCGTTTCCTCCATTATCTTAACCTCCTTTACATAGATCTTGGTTGCACCTGACCGATGGGCTTCGTCAATTGATGCAAGTATTTGCTTAAACACTTCACGTTTAACCCCTAAGTAGTTTTGAACTTCATCGAACTTTTTCATGTTTCTCCATAAAATTTTTGTACCGTATCGCGGTACTTCTGTATATAGGATTCATCTAGCCTAGACTGTGAACCTGATTGTTTAGCTGTGCCGCCTGCATTTAGGGCATTTAAAGTTCCAAAGTCATAGGTTGAGCCCTTAGTTAGGTACACCTCATTTAAAAATTTGGCGTGGACTTCTGCAACATATTCTTTGGGTAATCTGTCCAATTCTGCATTTGCCAATTCCCAAAAGTTAGGAGACTCAAAAAATGCTGCTGTGTTAACACATGTCATTGCAAGGTCATCATTACCGCTTTGGCTTCGGTATGAACCGTTTGATGTTTTACCAAAGGATCCAAGTTCGTGTACTGTCTTAAATTCATTAGGCAAGATCTTATTGACTGCTGCTAGATATTTAAACCTCTCGCAAAATTTGATCTTATTTGTCATTGTGAGCTTAAGGCCTGGCTTCCAGTTTTGGGCTGCTTCTGTGTGTTTTGAAAAGACTAGCATTCCTGGCCAATAGAGCTCGTGCTTTGTGATCTTGTCCATTACGTATTCGCCTTTATGGTTTAGCTCAACCAGCAATTTAACCCTATCTGGGTTAAACACATTGAACATTATGTGTTCTAGTGAATTACAGTATTGATTAATGTCTTTACGATTTGTGCGAAAGGTTGCAACTTGCACCAGAGAAAATATATCGGTTTCATTTTTTATGAAATCTTTTACCTGCTCTAGCATCTTAATTGGCAAGGCTGTAAATTTGAATACATTGACAACTGAGTAATCACGACTTAGCCCATCTGCTGTATCCAGTGATAGCACATAGAAGTTGGGATCCGCTTTAATATCATCTATTGTTAACTTGCTAAAGTTTGGATGAACCAAGAAACCATCTAATAGATCAAGATTATCGGGCGTTTGAGCCCAATCTGGTACAACATAATCAGTTCTGAGCTTAAATATCTTTTTCAGGTCCTTTGATGGCAATAATAGCTTATCGGATGAAAAGAACTGTAGACCATATTCTTGGTTAAAGTCTTCTTCTGAACCTAAGTTAGCAATTGTCATCTTCTTCCATGCCTCATCACGACCTGGTACTTGCCACCAATCAACACGTAATGGTACATATGTATTCTTGAGATCAAGTGCTTCCATATAGATCTCATAAAACCTGTTCATACCATTAGGAGTTGATGTGATAATAATCTTTGAGTTACTTGAGGCTGAGATGGTCGGGTAAATTGCTCGATAAAAGAAATCAAGATAAGACGGGTTAATGTGAGCAAATTCGTCAATGTACAGTACGTGAATTGTAAAACCAATACCCGTGTTCTTGGTAGTGGTACGGCCAATTAGACGACATCCATTATCAAACTTCATTGACATTACGTTATTCGATACGCAGCCGGGCTTTAGGAAGAACGGCAAGTTCTCAAAGACTGATTTAATCTTGTCTAATACCTCTTTGGTAGTAGAGGCAATGTTAGCAACAGCCAACACATTTTTATCCGTATGGAATATGAGATACCAGGCAATAAACACGCCAGACATCACAGTTTTACCAATTTGTCGACTTGCCATTAGGATATTAAAACGATTATCCTTAAATGCCTTGATAATCTCCTCCTGATAATCCCTAAGAGTTATTTGTTGAATACCCTCTTCGGTCATTACCTGTGCATACTTTGATGCAAAGTAAACCGGGTCAGCTTTACATCGACGAATCTCTTCTAATTCTTCTGGTGTATACTCAAAAACAATATTTGCCTTTTTCCAGGCTGGATCGTTATCCTTAAATGGAGAGTTTTTGACGGTCTTGATATCAATCACACCGTTTTCAAAATCATCTAGCAGCTGTTGGACTTTTACACTTGTCCAAATTGCATTGTTCTCCTGATCAAGGTTTGAGAGCTTAATTCTGGAAGCACCTCCACTATTACTTAAAAAGTCCTTCATATTAGTGAGTTAACATCGTCCGAAAAATCTTCTGGATCTGCTTCCGGTTTAATTATTTGAGAAAGGCCACGCTCTTGCATGACACCAATCTTGTGTTCCGGGTGAGTGAGATGTCGAGTATCTTCAGGTTCATCCTCATCCTCAACTGTTATCTCTTTGATTAAATTTTTTGTACCAGCAGTTATGTAGTACTCATTTGGATTGCCAAGCAATGGAGTAACTGAGCTTTGTCCAGTCATTGACTTTTGTTCAACATCACTGACTATTTTCTTATACGTATCCTCTAGGAAAAGTACATAATTGGCCTGGGTCTTGATTACGGTTGTAAGCTTGTCCTGTAATTGACCAAACACCTCAAATAGACGAGGGTGTGTATTGCCCTGATTAATCTCTTCAGCAATCTTTTCAATTGCCATTCGGATTGTCTTGAGCTGAAAGAATATGTTTTGAATGTTTGAATTGTCAAGAGCCTGCTTCTGCTTTATGTAATCATGCTTATCGAGTATGCCCAGGTCAACATAAAACTTGAGCATTGAATTTGTGATGGCCTTTGCCTGCTTTTCAAAGCCAGCATTCATCTCTGCAAAATCTAGCGGCGGAGCTGCAGCAATTTCGCCAAGTTGCTCATCGACAATATCCTCCTCGCCATTAGGTCCACCGGCATAGCCTCGTAGCAAATCCTCGAGTTCACTTTTGATTTGGGCCTTCTTTTCCTTGTTGAATACTTGAGCCATGCAATTTAGTTTAGACGATTTTCGTTTTTATCAAGTGCCGGGTTTGCAAATATTTTAATCTGCTTAACAGCCTCAATGTGTTCATATATGAATGTCTCAATGTATGATAGGAATCCATCAAGTACAGGATTTGCACCAAACATCTGGTTTGACAATGTCTTGGGTAGGATATTGTCCTTGTATCTGTATCCTAAATGAAGTCTTTGGTCCTTACGGTTATAGAGAGGCCAATATAGTGAGTTTCTTATCATAATAATGTGAGTCTTTTTCTGATTGACCTAACTGATTTAATCTCAATGTTGATAGCGCCAAGAGCTGAATCTGAAATTGCAGTTTGATATGCATTACCGTTTCGGTCTGTCCAACCACCTCGAATTACTGGGAATTGAGTTGGTGTCATTATGATATCGTTAAATTCATCAAGCCCAATTAATTGAGTCTCGTCCCTAGCTGGATTATTTGAAAATGCAAGTTCATTAAGTTCAGATAGAATAGTAACACTAACTGAGTCAACTCCATTGATCTCTTCAATTATTTTAATAAGATCACTTTTTGGAACTCGATTATTTCGATTAAGCTTAATAAAGTAATTGCCAATTTTGTCAGCTATGTCTGACTTAATAACATCACCGGCTATATCATCAAATGCAATAACACTGACATTGATTACATATCTAATGATTACAGGATCAAGAATATTAACCTCACTTGATATCATCTTTGTACCAGACCGCTCAATATACTTTAGCAGTTCAGTCTTTTGAAAAGCGGTTAACGAAAATTTAGAAGTCGGTAGATTAAAGTAGTCTGCACCTGACTTAAACATTTGAGAAACATCTGGTACCAGGAACAGGCTTATTATTCGGGTGTCTGGTACAATAGGGGCAACTCCATACTTCTTACGAAACTCAATTATCTCCTTTTTAGTTGAGTCACTAATTTTACTATATGGCTCATCTAAGAATACCCTAACTGTTGAAAACATTTGCATCTTATGCAATAAAACCTCATAGTTATCAACATTGACTAGGGCAAAGTTTTTAGAGGCCTTTGGTGCAATAAGTCGGGTTAGCGCAATCTCCTCTGGATCAACTCCAAAGCTCGGTGGACTCACTGTGTAAATATCAAAATAGTCATTTAGATTAATCTCGTCACCGATTGGAGAGAATGCTGTCTCAGCAAAGGTAAACAGCACCTGCGATGGGTCATCAACCTTAATATTACCACCAGCGCCTTCTGATACCAGATACTCAACTGTAATTTGAGCACCAGCCTGCGGAATCTTACCAAATGATCCGTTACCGAAATAGAGATCAAGGCCATTTGTTATACCAGTCTTAAGCACATAGCCCTTTGCATTTCTGGGAATATCAAGCATTGAATCAAACCTGGTCCATGGCTCTCCATTGACATAAACATTAACTCGAAAGTTATCAATGTAATAATTATTTGGATAGCCTAGCTGATAGCTCTCCATTGCTATACCTTTGCCAGTAAAGGTTTGATTCTCAATTATTCCCTGCTTTATACTAAAGATCGCTGGAGTATCTGGGCCAGTAAGATTTAACCGGATTTCGTCTTGTGGTAGCTCTATCACATAGGTTAGGCCGTTTACTTCGCATCGTAGCCTAAGAAGGTCATTTAATATAACCTTATTGGCTGGCGCAGGAATGCCAAGTTTCCTAACTAGTCTAACTTGAGCAGTTGCACCAATTGCCCGGCTTGGATTATGGCCGGCGATTGCCGCTAATGAATAGATTGAAGATGGCCTAGATGCCTCATATATGTTGAGCTCAGTGATTGAATCTTCAATGTAATAGAATATAAGCTGACTCAGGTTTTCAAATACAATTAGTAGCTGACCGAATGGTGATGCTGCTGTGAATATTGTCTTTGCCTGCTTGAATCTGTCCTGCAAAAAGGATATGGTCTCGCCCAGAATATCATTAATTCTAATCTTGAGACTTGTAAAGAGTCTAAGCGATGTATTTTGGTCTGAAATATTAGCCATTTACCCTGTGCTTCTTTTTGTTTATTTATCAGCCCAATTCTTTATTTGGCTAAGCGTGACCGCTATAAATAAAGTTAGTATAATAATCTTATACAATATGGGGACGAAAGGATTCGACGTAGGTTATTCCAGTCCACTTGCATGCCGGGAAAGATGCTCTACCCGTAAAATTCGTATCAAAACGTACGTGGCAACACTACATCCTTCTGGAGCCTTGTTAACGCAACTGTTAGCACTCCTGCTGGTACTGAGCTTGTAGAAGCATAGTCCAGTAAGCGGCAACTGCTTAAGTAAACCAAAGTTGCAAAACCAGTATGGCACCAGGGCCAAGTCTAACCCAGGTCGGCTTTTCGCAGTAAGCCGTTAACTAATCTGCTTGTTGGCAACATTCGAAAATGTTGGTAAGCATGTGAATGAAGGTGTGCTTGAGAGCAATACGGACGCGGCTTCGATGCCGCCGTCTCCACCACAACAAAGGGGTTCCAAATTGGAGCCCCTTTCTTTTTGATAAATAACTAATATGAAAGCTCTTAATACTGACGATATATTTCTTAGGAACCTAACAATTGCTCTGCTTGACCTGCTAAATGGATCAATGAGCATTGACCTGGCTAGAAATGATACGGTTGAAACATTTAATGTGCCGTTCCTCTATAATTACGGCACGGACGAAGGATTTCTCAAAGACTTCTATATTGGTCTACCTGATGATTGCCGAATCCCGGTTGCTGAGGGCACATATGATATTGTTCCAAGAGGAATTGTGACTCTTAGCACATTTCAGGTAAAAACATCGGATATTACAAATAAGTTTGTTCGAGGTAGCTTTACTGAACCCGAAAAGGGCTCACAAGATGAAAATGTGTTGACCGGTTATTCAGCCCAGCTCTACTCTCTACCTATGTCAGTTAAATTCGATGTCAAGATTATTTGTGATAATCTAAATAAAGCATTTAAGATAGCTGAGCGCATGATTGATGTCAACTATGCAAATCGAGTAATGTATTTCCAATATCACGGAGTAAGAATCCCAGCTCAATTCCAATTTCCAGCAGTAGAAACGGTTGATAAGATCTACAAGTTTACCTATGCTGAAAATAATAAAATTAATGTCTCTTTATCGCTTGATGTTGAGACCTATTTCCCAAGCTTTGAACAGAGTTCACGCAGAAAGAGTACCAATGTTATGGAAAGAATAAACATTGGTGTTAAGGACGCAGGCGGAACCCTATTAAAGGATGAATGGGTTGATCAAAATACCAAGGCCTAATGAAATATCTACTTGAGTTTCGGCAATTTTTTATAAACGAAGGCGGTAATGCCTTTCCAGATGCTAAAAGCATAGATCAAGCGGATGTACTACCTGCATTTAATAAATTCAAAGCGGAGATTGTTCAAATATTTGGAGGCCCTGAACCTGAATTAATTGGATCTTGGCGTCAAAAAGCCGTATCTGGTGATCTTGATACACTAGTGTATTCAGACCTATCGCTTGAAGAGATTTCCAATAAATTACAGGGCCTAGGCTTTGAAACCCGTGTATTTTACGGTTTTAATATTGTCTCAGTTAAGTTTGAAATTGCACCTGGCCATTTTGCTCAGTTTGATATGTTTATCCGACCACTTGACATAAATCGTGAGATAAATGATCTTTTCTATAAATCTCCAGATAATGAAAGGTATTCAACCAAGCATCGAGTTTTTCTGCTATTTGCAGCACTTGACTCAATGAAGTTTGATAAGCTTGAACAGGACGGTAAGGTTAAAAGCTTTAAGGGTTATATGCTTAGACCAGATGGACTCTATGAGTTTACAAAGGAGCTAAAGCGGCTTAACTACTCAATTGTTGGTAAACAGAAATTAACTGATGATATTGACAAAATATCTGAGATTCTATTTGGCAAGGTATATCCTTACCAGAAATGGAATACTTTTGAGCAAACTCTTGCACTACTCGGTAATAATCCTGAACTGGATATGCCAGCAATCCTAGCCGAGTACAGAAAAAAGTTAGAGAACGAGGGTCTTCGTATTCCGGCTGAGATTAGTTAAAGTCTAATTCAAGGTCGAAATTGAAGTATTTAAAGTCCACGGTAAAGGTTTGAAACTGTGGTGTAGTTGACGAATACGATAATGTTAGGGCACTAAGGCTTGTAATCATGGGCCGGTTAAATATAATTGAGCTTACCCCATAGCCTTCATTATTTAGTAAGGTGAGCCTGATTGGCGAAAAGTATGGGTGATTGCCATTCTGCGTCTGCGTATTACTTAGTGCCTGGCCCAAAGAATTTTGGGTGTTATTTGGATTGACATTGGCCGGCTCAAGATAATTGAGCAGGTTATCCATCATAATAAAGTAGTTGAGATAGGAGTCTGTTAACTTAAAGGTTAATTTCAGGTCCCGTGTAAACATGTCAGCAATTGGTTTTGCAGATTGTACCTCCTGTACCTTACCCAATGTTCGGGTTTGAGTTGGTAATATTGTTGCTAACCCAGGAAAATTAACTGTTTGGATAGTAGATGCCATGAAATCTGATATTGACCGGTAAGGTAATATCAGATTCCGGTAGTACTTTTCGTACTTTACATCTATCTCAGAATTAAAGAAATCCTGTGGTAGATTTACTAAAAAACTGTTTTGTCTTGAATTCAGTACCATACTGAATTATCTATACGAGACCAAGTACAGACTTCAGCTTATTGATTACTGTCTCACTTGTGATAGTTTTGGAACACTCAAATTGGCGGTTTGTATCCTTGTGTATTGGACACCAGTTCCAGTCAGCTGGGTCAAGTCTATGAAAGTTAAAACAGCCTGAGCACTTACCAGCCGGCGCATTTATCCTAACAATATCCTGCATTTCATTATAGTCTTCAGTAAAACCTGATATCATTATGACGGGCGTAGTTGTTGCCCAGGCTAGCCAAGTAAGACCGCTACTGATTCCAACAAAAGCCTCAGCTGATTCAATCTCCTCAAGTGCTTTATCAATTGGCCCAGCTGGTAACTTTCTAGCGCCAGTTGGATACATGTTACCCATAAAACCGTTTGGTTCAGATGATACAATAACAGCTTCATAGCCATTGACATTACACCAATTGACAACATCTTGCCAACCAGTTGGATTATTCCAGTACTTTGTTTGGCACGTGCCGTGTATTCCAATTGCAATCTTTTTTTGCTTGGCAACTTTAGGTAGAGTGAGAACCGGTTTAGTATCTTTGAAATCTAGTCCAAGTATATCAAATGCAGCCTTTTGCATTGGCTGAGTCTTAACCTCTTTTGGATTAAGAGTCTTGACTATTTGATCGTTCTCATCATAATAAAATCCAATTGAATACATTGCCGTAAGGCTACCAACATTTGAACCAGGCTCAATAAACTCAATCTCTGGATAGTTGTCCTTAAACATGTGATTCCAAAAGGTTGAGCACATCATCCTGCACCCGTGCTTTTTACGAAACTCTTCGGCGGCTGGCATCCAGGCAAGAGTATCACCAAGCGATTTAGACTCAACTGACACAAGCACATTGGCCCCAGCTAAATCAAGCTTTTCATCTAGTAAGACCTCATTTGTCTTTAGGTCAGTAACTCGATAGCCCCAATCCACGTAATAGGCTCGATTTGTTCTGGCCCACATGTTATTGGTTATCTTTTGTGAAAAATCAATATTGCCGGTTGACCTGTCAATAAATTCAACCAAGAACTCTCCAGGTTCTTCCCGGATCACTTCAATGAATGCTCCTTTAACTGCATGATAGTTAATACTATCAGGTCTACGATTCGCCTGGTTCACATGCTTGATGTGATCTTGCTTTTCCAGGAGACGTTCATTTGCAATCTCAGCAGCTCTCTCCCAACTAAACTCGGATCTGATCTTTTTAGATTCTTTCAAAGCCCGTTTCTTATGCAGTGGCCAGTTTTCATAAGCATCACGCATTACCTGTCTAAGGTCATCAAAATCAGGTTCATACCAATTACATGATTCCTCAAAGCCAGTTGCCTGAATTTCGCCTTTAACCTTAACTGGTAGGCCTCTACCCTCTGCAAATTCTAGCTGACCTGACACATTTGAATAGATTGATGGAGTTCCACAAGCCATTGCCTCAATTAGTGGCAAATTCCAGCCCTCTGACCTAGAACACGATAGGAAAACATCAATTGACCGGAGTAGATCAATATACTCTTGAGTAGGAGGTAGATGAATTATCTTAATACGTGGGTCCTCAAGCCCATAGTGAGCTAATCTTTCCTCTGTTGTTTGCATACCGTCTTTTGCAAAACGATTATCAACAGATAAGATTAGATCAATTGGCTCATCCTCTGAAAATTCGGCTAAGAAAGCCTCAATCATTTCAGTGGTTGCTTTACGTGGTTCCCATCTGCCGAAAATTGCAAATGTAAATCGACCTGTGCCCGTTAATGGATGCCCGGCTTCACCTGGACAAAATACGGTACCGTCAACTCCTTCTGGCACAACTGCAATTCGATCAGCTGGATAACCTTGAGCAATAGTCATATCGCGTTGCCATTTGCTTGGAACCCATAGCTCATTTATCTCAAGTAACCGGTTAAAGAATTTAGCAGGTTGTCGAGTTGCTTCCCAAACATTATAGGCAATAGTGTATTTTGGATAGCCTTGATAAAAATAGGCATGACCTGTTTCACCAAGCACAATATTGACCTCTGCCTGGCCTGGATTTGGCCAATTTGTATAGATTGGAAAGTCCTTAAGCTGACCGTTGTCGGCCCATAGAGTCTGCTCAACCATCATGGTTTTCAGCTCATCTGTCATATAGGGTTCCTCATTATGAGGCTCATCTGACGGCTCTGTCCAGGTTGGGCCAATTGAAAAATTACGGACCTCAACTGGTCGTAATTTAGCTAGTTTAGTAAAAAATTGTTGGGCATGATTATTGAAACCGGTTGTGCCAATTAGCGGCACGTGGGCCTTTATCTTTAGGTCCTGCATGAAGTTTTGAGATTTAAAAATTATACTTTACTAGACTGGCTGGTTTTAGGCAAGCAGTATCTCAAATGCTTCAAGCTCTTCAGGTCCACCAATCATAGTCTTTAGATCTTCTTCGGTAAATACCGGTAGAGTATATTCTGCAACTCTTGTATCAAGCACAATTTCCTGAATTGTAACCTTGGCCTGTTCCATTGCATCAATGTCAGTTTGGACTGCCTTTTTTACATTGAGCAACTTAACAATTAAGTCATAGTTTTTGGTGAGAAATCCATCTGTCTTGTTGCGATTTGTAATTGAAAGAACAGACGAAAATAGCGCATAAACCTGTGTCTTACTTAGACTTTTTACGTGAGTGGTCATTTATTCTGAGTTTTTTAGGCTCTTATACTCTACTTTTTCAAAAAGGTATTGGCTGTAGCTAACCAATGTTTATCGAATCCAAAAATATATGCTAGACTTTGAAAACAATTGGTGCTCTGGTTTGAAGACTTTTTTCGGGTTAGGTAAGTCCAGTATCCAACATCATACCTGTTTCCAAGCAGTTCAGTAAATCTCTCATGGGAATAGCCTGGCAAATTTAAAACCCTATAACTTCTGTCTAGGATAAACTGTTCATCTCTCCATTTGGCCAGAGTCTTGGTGATACGAAATCCACTGACATCACTTTCGCAAATATAGAGTTCGCCATTAAGATCTCTTACCAATTGGCAATGGTTATACTCTGCACTGGTAAATAACCGGATAAGGCTCCAATAGATACGCTGTAGCCAGGTACCATATTCATTTCTAACTAGAATAATACTCCAATCCTTCATTAATCAAATCTATTTCCGCCAGCTGGAGAGTCAGCCCAGGCAATTTTTTGAGATACCATATCCTCAATAACTATTGGTATAGTCATCAGCATCATAAAAAACTCATATTCTGTCATAACGGCGGTAGGGTCGCCAGCAGGTACAATAGTTCCATTTTGATCAACCTGAGTTGTTGTATCAGCAATAAGCGGTACTTTTTTAGGAGGAATAAAGTCGATTACTGTAGTGCCATCTGGAGAATAGTATTTAACAATTAGAGAGAGTACTACGGCCTTATTAAATAAATCACCGATACTGATATTAATACTATCAACGTGTACTTTTCTTTTAAAGCCATAGTTAGGCTCATCACTTATACTGTATATCATAGCTTTATTATTTTATTGGAATAGGCCATATGCTTGTAGATCATCAATGACAGAATTTATTAAATTTTTAACAACTGTAACATCTGCGGCTAATTGACCCAATGAAGTTCTTGCATTTGCATCAATCGTTGCACCACCGGATGGAGCAGCATAAGTAGAATTTGAGTGTGTCTTAGTAGTAGTAGAATAGGTTTGGGTATACACACTTGCTCGCGTACCTCCAGCTAATCCAAAAAATCCTAATGTTCCCCCAGAAGTTCCTAATGTTAAATTTCCTCTAATAATAGTATTAACTGTACCATTAGTAGCTCCAATAGTAATTGCGGTTGTACTACCGTTTGCTCCTCCAGTACCTATATTTATAGTTTTAGTAAATGTACTTGCTGTAATTCCTGTTCCTATATTTATTTCACTAGCTGCTGTTTGAAGTGTAGCAAAGTTAATGGTTGGTGAATAAGAACACATGTGAATAGTATCAGTTACACCTATATGTGAAAATAAATGCCAACCTATTCTGTTATTAAAAGACGCTGCACCAAATCCAATTTCATAACTTAAGGCTGGTGTTACTGGATAGTATGGAAAAGTTGTAGTTGATGCTCCACCGAAAACTGCGCCTATTTCAAAAGATATTCTAGCAGAAGAAAAGCCGTTGCTACCCATTAAACTAGCTCCACTTACATATGTACCAGTTGGAACAGTACCTGGTATTTTTACAACAACTGAATCTCCTATATTAGTTGTTGTATAAGTTAAAGCAGAAACTCTTCCTGAGCCAACAAAATTAGAAGGAACAACAGTAGGAGATTGATTACCTCTACCGAAAACAACAATTTCAAAAACTGCAGGTATTACGCCGGCTGTTGCAATTGTAAATGTAATATCTATATCTGCTCCATTCTGCACAACGCTTGTTACTGTACCATAATTTCGGGCAGTGTTTCGTGCAACGGCTAATACAACTTCATTATATGTACCAGAATTAGCAGTATAACTAGTAGAATTGATTCTAAAAAATGGATAACCTTTAGAGATACCCTGACCTGAATCGAAATCTCCAGCGGCTCCAACTGCATAATTATAAAAATGATAACTTGAAAATGGAAATACACCGCCGAGGTATGATCCAGTAGTTGAAAACCAAATAGCTGGCGATCCACCGATGCCTCCTCCGGCGAGTCCGTTACTAGTAGAAACTCCTATTAAAGCATGAGCTCCAGCATTAGAGCTAAAATTAATTTTAGTTCCAAGAGAAACCGCACTACTAGCATTAAATATTGGAAAATAATCGGCAAAGGTAGGGTAAGTTGGAATTGCAAACGATAAAAAACTACCTCCAGCCATAGTAGCAGAAGGCACTGTTGTCGAACCTCCTCCTATTGTTAAGGTTGAACCTGCTGGACCACTTAGGGTTCCGGATATGGCTAATCCGCCAGTTATGCTAGAGCCGCTTCCGCTAAGTCTAAGTCGTTCAGCTGCTGCAGCCCCAGCTAATGAAGTCCTAAACACTAAATCAACCGTAGGATTTCCAACACTGGCACCATATGAACTCAATACAGAGTCAATTGCCGAACCCGAAATACTAGTTGGTGTTGATCCTATTCCACTGATAAAATTTAAAGTAGTACCAGTTCCTACTGAGGAATATAATGTCATAAGAGCATTACCTCCAGAATAAGTACCACTAGCTGTAGTTATAGCAGTTCCAGCTATTGCATTTGCATACGATGATGCTAAAAACAAGGTAGTTCCAGAAGAACCGTATACGTAATAATCAGTAGTTGTAGCCAATCCGGTAGTTCCAGTAATATTAGCTAACCTTACTAGAGTACCAGTAGGAGTAGTTGCGCTTGCAGTAAAGGTTAATTGAACAGATCCGCCAACGCCATTTACAATAGTCATACTGGAATAAGTTCTAGTTTGGCTATTATCGTATAGGTTTCTTATATTTAATGCTGTGCCTAATGAATTTTGAGTAGTTGTTACAGACGATGACGTTATAGCACTGGTAAAAGTCTTAGCTCCAGCAATAGTTTGAATACCTTCTGTCATTACAAAGCTTGCAGCAGCACTTACATCTGGAATAGTATAAACCCTAGATGCGGCTGGTGCAGGAGAAGTTATTGTAATCGTATTAGTTGTACCAAGTATAAGTTGGTTGGTTGTAGCAGAGACAGTTAATGTAGAACTAAAAGTCTTAGGTCCTGCAATTCCTTGAGTGCCTTGAGTCATTACAAAGCTTGCATCAGCATCTGTCACAGGAATGGTAAGAGTCCTGCTGGTTGTGAGAGTTGCTGTTCCCAAGATTATAGTAGAAGTGTGTGGGCTAGTTTGAGTAAAGGTGTCATCTATTGTGGTACCTGCAGCTGGGTAGAGTGCAATTGCGCGAACTGCTCCAGCATTCACTGCACCACTTCCAACTCCAGCAGGCCCTTGAGCACCACTTGTCCCACTTGAGCCAGAAGTACCTGAGCTACCTGATGTACCAGAACCAGACGTGCCTGAGCTACCTGATGTACCAGAACCAGACGTGCCTGAGCTACCAGATGTACCATCTGTTCCTGATGTACCTGAGCTACCGGATGTACCATCTGTTCCTGATGTACCTGAGCTACCTGAAGAACCTGCTATACCAGATGTACCTGAGCTGCCGGACGTACCGTTTGACCCAGAAGAACCTGACCCGCCAGTTCCTCCGCCAGTTGATGAAGTCCCAGAAGAGCCTGATGTACCTGAAGTATTGTCAAAGTTAGACTTCCATGCAAAACCATTCCAAATCCAGTCATTGCCTGCATACGAATAGGTTTGGCCGGACGTGGCTGGGTATGGGAATAGTATTGCCATTGAGTATTTAGCTAAATTTAGTCTATTTATTTAGGCTCCATTGCCTCTAGTTAAAAGTTATAGTTTAGGTAATCAAATGAATAGCTAAAGAATGTTCCAAACCTATAATATGCTCTAATACAAACCGCTAAACTTCGTAATCCTGGAAGAGTAGCTGACATGGTTAGATCGGAGCCATTTACCGGAGCTGCCGCTTGTATGCCTGTCCTGGTTTCGTACGTAGGGAATGAGTCCTTACTTGTATTCCAAATAAAACCTGCCTCAGTAAATTCGCTAGTTAGTCCAGCCCCAGGCCCAGTAAAACCAAAACCAAATTCAACAGTTGCTACGATATCACTGTTTGATGGTGTTACACTACTCATAAATGACTGAGGTAAACCCCAAGGATATAGAGCTGAATACCCTATTCCCTGCTCATTTTGTGCATATGCTCGATAATATGCAATCTCGCTAACACTAACACTAAGGTCTGGTATTGAAAATCCAGGTGAAACTGTTGGATCGCCTGTTCCAGCATAAGTACCATAAGAGTAGTGATCGGTTGGATATTCACTAATATGATTAGGATTTGAATCTATTGTTATATAAATACCCCAATCACTTATACCAGAGGCTCCTTGATTTAGCACAAGCCCTCCAAATGTTGCATTAAAGGTAGAGTTGTTTTGGACAATTGAGTTTAGCTGAACAGTTGGTAATATACCAGATGTTGTGGTTGTAGTAGTTGCAGCCCCGCCAACTGCTGCACCTGAGAACCTCCAAGCTGAGCCGTTCCAGGCCCAACCCTCGTAAATTTGACCCGTATTTAAGCTCGTTGATGGAAAGTCAAGTGCCATTTAAGTTGTGCAATTTGGTCTATTTATTTAAGGTCCAGTTGTTGTAGTGGTCGTAGTTGCACAGGCAGCTCCCCAATTAGGTTTAGGTAGGGTCCAGGCAGTCGCGCCTGTACTGAAATTTGAAGGCTGAGTAGGTATTAGCGAAACACACCAACCACTAAGGTCCTGATTAAATATGGATGCTCCATTAAACATTGAAAGCATACTAATGACCTTTGCGGTGTTCCAAGTGGTAATTGCTGAGTTAAACGAGGTTGCACCTGAGAACATTTGATTCATACCAATGACATTTGATGTATTCCAGCTATCGAGAGGCTGATTAAACGAGGTTGCATCACGGAACGTTGAATTCATAGCTGTGACACTGCTAGTATTCCAGCTATCGAGAGGCTGATTAAACGAGGTTGCACCTGAGAACGTAGCGCTCATACCAATGACATTTGATGTATTCCAGCTATTGAGAGGCTGATTAAACGAGGTTGCACCTGAGAACATCTGATTCATGTTAGTGACATTTGCCGTATTCCAACTATTGAGAGGCTGATTAAACGAGGTTGCACCATAGAACATTAAGCTCATATTACCGACATTAGCTACATTCCAACTACTGAGCGGCTGGTTAAATGCGGTTGCATTTTGAAATATTCTACTCATGTCTGTGATGCTTGCTGTGTTCCAGCCAGCAACTGACGAGTTAAACGAGGTTGCACCATAGAACATTGAGCCCATGGCTATTAGACCGGTAGTGGTCCAATTATTAAGCGGCTGGTTAAACGAGGTTGCATTGTAGAACATAGCTGCCATATTAGTGACTTTTATTACGTTCCAACCATTAAGAGCCTGATTAAAGGCTATTGCAGATTGGAACAGGTTAGCCATGCGTGTGACATTTGCTACGTTCCAGCTATTGAGCGGCTGGTTGAATGAGCCTGCATTTCGAAATACATTGCTCATATCTGTGATATTCGTTGTGTTCCAGTCAGCAACTGATGAGTTAAACGCGGTTGCACCATAGAACATTGAGTCCATGCTAGTGAGCGCAGTAGTGGTCCAATTATTAAGAGGCCGATTAAAGGCTGATGCAAGTTGGAACATACTAGTCATACTACTGACATTTGAAACGTTCCAGCTATTAAGAGGCTGGTTAAATGAGGCTGCACCGTAGAACATTGCGACCATATTAGTGACGTTTGCTACATTCCAGCTATTAAGAGGCTGGTTAAACGAGGTCGCGTTGTAGAACATTGAGCCCATATTAGTGACATTTGCTGTTCCAGTTCCACTGGTCCATGCAACGGATGAGTTAAATGAGGTTGCACCATAGAACATTTGGTACATGTATGTAACACTTGAAACGTTCCAGCTATCTAGCGGCTGGTTAAAAGAGGTTGCGCCATAGAACATTGAGCCCATGTTAATAACACTTACTGTATTCCAGCTATCTAGCGGCTGATTAAATGAGGTTGCATTTTGAAATATGCTACTCATACTTGTAACGCCACTAGTATTCCAACCAGTAACAGATGAGTTAAATAAGGTTGCGCCTTGGAACATACTGCTCATATTAGTGACATTTGCTGTATTCCAGCTATCAAGAGGCTGGTTAAATGAGCTTGCACTATTAAACATTTGAGTCATGTTAGTGACATTTGCTACATTCCAGCTATTAAGAGGCTGATTAAACGCGGTTGCACTTGAGAACGTAGCGCTCATATTAGTGACATTTGCTGTATTCCAGCTATCAAGAGGCTGGTTAAATGAGCTCGCGGATTCGAACATTTGAGTCATGTCAGTGACATTCGCTGTGTTCCAATTGCTAATATCATAATTAAAATATTGGGCTGATTGGAACATACTGGCCAAGCTGGTCACCTGACTTAGATTTGGAGTATTGGTTGCGGTGAATCCAGTTAGGTTACTTGCTCCAGCAAACATGGATTCCATTGAAAGCCAGCCGTCATACGACCAGTCCGTAACATCTGTTAAGTAAGGTGCAAGGTCTCCAGCTATAAAATGCGGAAATACTCCGGTAATTGCAATTGACCAACTTGGACTGTCTCCACCGGATAAATTAATTATGTGATCATCGGTTAAGCCGTATGCACTACCACTTTGACTAGGATCACCAATATTATACCAGGAAAGGTTGTAATCATATGGATATATTGGGACACCTTCCTTGGTTTTTTGAATTGATATAGTAACTTCATTTGGTGAATCGGTTAGTATAAATGTAAAACCGTTAGGTGGTGCTGTTGTAGTAGTAGTAGTATCTCCAGGCGCGCCTATTGCCTCGGTAAAAAAGTCCCAAGCAGATCCATTCCAGATCCAAGCTTCGTATATTTGGCCGACTGTTAGACCGGCTGATGGAAAATCTAATGGCATTCTGCGAGCTTGGATTTGTTATGTAATATCGATCAGGTAAGCAGCTACGTAAATCTTTACCGTGTAGTCTTGAGCGCCAACTAGCAGGTCACTAGCTTGGGTTGTGACCTGTATTGCTGCATTCTCAATTAGGTTAGACCAGCCATCAAAACCAGCAGGGGTTGGATAGCCTTTTGCAATATATGTGCCATCTGTATCCATTATTCGAGTATTAAAATTAAAAATTGGGTCAGTTGAGGCTGCATTGACATCTAGCGTACTACCGCTTAGTGATCCACTGCCTCCAGTCCTACGTGCAACGGCAGAAATCACATCCCAGGCTTTTCCAACACCTGGCGCTTCAAGACCTATCACTGCATAACTAGCAGCTGGAAAAGCTAACTGAGCAACTGTCAGCTCAACCGTGCCCATTACTAGACTTGGTCCGCTAGTTGGCTTAGGCTGAATCCACTGGTAAGAATCATCGTCATAGACGTAAACGTACTCGATACCAGTATCAGTATTAAACCACCGATCGCCCTCGTTTATTGTACCTTCTGGCGCAATGTTCTGCGAATAGTAGGCTCCTCCACCGCCTCCTGCATATACTTGTGGATAGTGTCCCATTGGTTAGTTAAAAATTTCAGTGAAGGACCGGTGTAAGGTAGGGGAGGTCACGAACAAGATTCCGCCCGTAGGCATAGCATGAACAAGATTCTGCCCGTAGGCATAACACGAAACCGACAACCCCTACTCTACACCAAATCCTTCGATTTAAGTATTTCTATTTATTAAGGAAGTCGTGTCTCAAACCAACATCTAAGTTCTGTGTTTGTAAAGCCTGTAGAAAGACTAGCACACGGCCCAAATTCCGAATAGACTCCAAACTCGTAATTGAAAGGAAATTTATCATGGGATATTGCAACAACTCTGCTTAGTGGGCCGGATATTAATTGACCCAATCCTCCATTTGCGCTTGGTGACCATGCCACATACCTAAATGCAATATACATTGGAGCATAATTCCTAGAATATGGAAAGCGTCGAGTTGGTGGGCCGCTAGCTCCGCCTATACCAGGAACAAGCATGGTCTCGTTAATTGGTGCACCCGAAGTTGACCTATACTTCACTAAACGATTTGCAAATCTGCCATTAATGTATTGAGCTACGTCTATCACTTGATTAATTGCAGTAACCTCGTAATGATTTGGTCTACTTACGCCAACTACATCATTAAAAATAGCGCGCTTGTGAGTTCCTCCACGCGTCCAACCGCCTGATGTTGATTGCCATGGAAAATATGGACTACTATTTGGTGGTACGTCTCCACCTACAAAGTGAGGTGGAGATACTACATATCCCGCTCCACGACTATTCTGGCCTGCGGTGTAGCTAACTCGGCGACGATAATACACCATTTCCACAAAAATTCGGTATTGAGAGAGCAGCTCAGTAGTTAAATCAACTGCTACAACGTATGGAGCTGATTTTAAATTAAATCCGCTACCTGGAGAATTGGTTGCAGTATCCCAATCCTGTAGTGAAACTGCTCCGCTCGTACCATTGACCTGTTGATATACTGCTCGTAATTTTACGATTGGAACTGGCAAGACTATGCCTACTCCGCCTGTACCTGAACCGCCTGACGAGCCGCCTCCGCTTATCCCGGATATCTGTATCCAGAAGTTTGAGCCGCCGTCAGTAACATATGCATACTCAAGACCGTCATC